TTTTTTTTTTGTTTTTTTTACATTTTTTTTTGTTTTTTTATTTTTTACATTCTTTTTTGTTTTTGTATTTTTTACATTCTTTTTTGTTTTTGTATTTTTTACATTCTTTTTTGTTTTTGTATTTTTTACATTTTTTACATTTTTTACATTCTTTTTTGTTTTTGTATTTTTTATGCAACATTTCTATATCCATCAACCAACAGATTCAGACGCTTGATTTCGGCGTAAGCCAATTCCAATTTTTGTGCTGCATCTTCCATAAGTTGACGTGCTTCTTCCATTTCGGCTTCAACCATAGTAACATAATGGACATCAGTCAATTGCATGTTTGACTCATCGGCCGATTCTTGAACAAATCTGTGCTCAGCATTTCGTCTAGCACTCTTCTTCACAAATGCGGTGACTGTCCAGTATGCCGGGTCATTATATACAATTCGGAAAGTCTTACCTTCCGCCAAAGATTCCCGGAATCCCGCCGCACATGTCCACGCATCAAAATATACAAACGCCATCTTGTATTTTTTCCCTGTTCGGTTATCCGTTTTAGCTAAAAAGTTAACATCCGAGACATGTCCATAATTTTGAGACTCAAACACCTCGGCAACTCGTTCCCTTGTAATATTTGAAAACATATACGGAATAACTACGCAAAATTGCTTTGCTGTCGGCACTGTCGTCGGCACTGTCGTCAGCACTGTCGTCGGCACTGATGCAACTTCCGCCGTAGATTGTTCATTGAAGTCAGACATTGTTATAATGGGGTTGCTAATAATAGTAATATGAGTGAAAGAATACATATTATTATTTGTATAAAAACTGATTCAATTTTACAATAAATACATGAAACAGTATAAAAAACTGATGATAATAACACCATAATATTATGGCGAATAATAAAGATAATATAAATTTTGAAGTCGTAGATGATAATGATTTTTTTGTTAAACCATCTGTTATAGTAAACCCATCAATTACTCCCGAACCGGTGTTGGGTCCCAGTCCTGGACCATCAACAGAGTCAAGTCCAACAATAAATACAAATCCCAATATTGAAGTTCCGTCCAAATCAACACCCTTATCAATCAGTGCAAATGTCGCACAAATGCAAGATACAACATTTGACCAAACAGTGCGAAATTATATCCGAGCCAATAATCCCAAATTATTTATATTAACACCCTGTTTCGGAAGTGTATGTTTCGTCAATTATGTGAATTGTTTAATGGCTACAATGAATATGTTTCAAAATCTGCAATTTCCATTGCAAATCGAGTTTTGCAAGAATGATAGTTTGGTATCTCGTGCTCGGAATAATTTGGTCGCTAGGGCGATGAATGATCCTAAAACAACACATATATTATTCATTGATAATGATATTACGTGGGACCCTATTGATATTTTGAAATTGGTTATCGCAAATAAGCCTATTGTAGGTGGTGTATATCCTTTGAAACATTATCACTGGGATAAATTAGTCAAGGATGAAGCGAACCCATATAATACAAATATAGTTCATTCACTTATTACCAAGAAAAACAATTCACAATTGAAGAATTTGATTTCTAATGCGGATATGGTGCAACATAATTTATTGCGATATAATATCAATTATATTGACCCTTATTTGAATATTGAGAACAATCTGGCGAAGGTAAAGCATATGGCGACGGGATTTATGATGATTAATCGTGATACAATAGAAAAAATGATGAAGGCTTTTCCGTCGGTCAAATATGTGGACGATGTAGGATTTCTGCAAGGGAAAGAAAATGATTATGCGTATGCTTTATTTGACTGTGGTGTGGAGGAGGGTCATTATTTTTCCGAAGATTGGTTATTCTGCCACCGATGGACTAAAATGGGCGGGTCTATTTGGGCGGATGTGAGTATCAGTTTGACTCATACAGGGATTGAGGATTACAAAGGGTGTTATGTCGCATCCATTATCTGATTTGTTTGATTCGGTAAACAGATGAATCCATATAAGCCCAATATTTTATATAATTCTTCAAAATTTGTCGTTTTTTTTTCAAACGACAAATTTGATATAGATTCGGGTAAATCGGCACTCAGTTCAAACATTTGTGCCGTTTTCATTAATCGGTCATAATCTTGAATATATTTAGTATTAACATTTAGCCATTGATAAAACGATTGATTATTATTATTATTATTATTATTAGTGGGGCAATATCGCCTATATTCATATAACCAATTAATGGTTTGACTAAGCGAGGTTTGTTCATTGATATTATAATCGGTCCCAGATAATACCATGATTTCGCGAAATAAAGGCATCGTCATTTTCAACTCGCTTAAAATCATTTCTATATCATACAAAATCACACTGTATTGGACTAAACTGATATAGCGAAGGACTCGCGGACATCCATACACAAACATATCCATATCATCGCTCAAACATGCCCAAGCACGGCCATTTTTCACCATATTCACACATAAAACGTCGGCCTCTCCTTCAGCATCAATATATGGAACGCCATATGCACTGAATAATTCCTTGACTTTATTAATATCCGTTTTATTGATGCGGACAAACTGTTTTTTTAATTGTTCCATTTCGTCGGTGATTTCCTTTTTTTCGGTCTCGCTAATAATATTGGGGAGACCTGGCGGTTCATTAATTTTAGCCTTTAATAAATTAAATTGTTGTTCAGCCTCTGATTTTTGGGCACACCGCTGATTAATTAATTCCTTTTTTTCGGGTGGAGATTTACCATCAAATACGAAAATCGGCAGAATATCGTATTTTAGTAATATACTAATTAATAAATACATATTTTCAATAAGTAGGTTATCTGCACGATATTTATACAAATAAATACTTGTATCAATAACGATTGTTTTATTTCGCAATGATTCAAGTGATTGTTTCTTTATGGATTTTTTACTACAATTATCCATAAAGAAGCGGTTTAGATGTTTAATTCCCATTTTTATGTTTACTACAGTTATACAGTTAGCTTCTTGTATAATACTGAGTCTATAATATTATATCAATTTTATGGTATATTTTTTCTCATGTATTTACAACTATGTCGTCGGAAAGTGCTGATGAGAATGCTGAGGCTGAGGCTGAGGCTGCTAAACATGCCGAAAAAAAGGAAGAAGATAACGAAAATTTATTTTTTAATATAAAAGAACAGCTTATGTATGTGTTAGATTATAATATAAAAAAATTAAAAGAAAAAAAATTAAAAAAAAAAAATAAGGAATGTGCAGATATAAAAAAAGAATGTGCAGATATAGAAAAAGAATGTGCAGATATAGAAAAAGAATGTGCAGATATAGAAAAAGAATGTGCAAATATAGAATACAGATGCGTGGGATTCGCCCAAGCAAAAGACAGTGATAAAAGAAAATTAAGAGCATATACATATAATTTAATTGACGTTGTATGTTTGACTCATGGAATTATAGACAGCTCTGTTAGCTTAAATTTATTAAATCAACGTAATCTTCCAAACATTGGAAATGTAACTCAAATTTTATCTACTGAACTAAATACATGTGCAGAAATACAGGTTGATGACCAACTAGACCTATTAGACAAATTACCTTCTATATCTCATATAGAAGACAATGTAGAATATATAAAAGAATTAAATACTCTAGAAATTACGCAACCAACGTATGCCCAAGTTATAGATGAAACATCGGGTAAAAAAATTACTATATTGATTAAACCAGGACAAATTGACCCAAATGAGTTAATATATAAAACGCCATATATTCCAGTTAAAAAATATTTGGTTAACGCATATGAATATATACCATTAGTTGAGTTAATTGAGATGATTAAAAACCCTGATATTTTTCCTGGCCTATCAGATTTTACAGATGAATTAATTAAATTAAAAAAGTTTTTTGGTGATAGGGCTACGATAAGTTATATATTGAAAAACAGTATTTATATATACATGAAAACTGGTGCTAGAATAGATTTAGTTGCTACGGAATCAGATAATACTGATTTATTTTATAAAGATGCTAATAATAATTTAATAACAGATACTACACGAATTTTATCATATATAAATATACATATTGAATTATTACGCTATACACTCAAAGCCGATGTAAGAATTACCGATTTTACTTGTAATATATTCAAGGATGAAGTTTCGGTAGAAGATGCTATGCAATTATCAGCCGAATTAAAACGTTTTCGTCATCTACCACCGACCTCGCTTCTTCTACCATCTTCTTCTGCTCTACCACCGACCTCGCTTCTTCTACCATCTTCTTCTGCTTTTCCCCCGGCCCCGCCATCATCTTCTTCTAAAAAAGGCGGTAAAAGAAAAAACAAGAAAACATGCAAAAAACCTAAGAAATCATGTAGAAAAACAAAAAAACACAAATTATCTGCGTATGCAAGCGTTGCAACTGCAGCAGCAGCAAAGGCAACAGCAGGTTTCTAACGTAGTTGGATTTATTAGGCAAGAAAGAAGCGATGCGGATGGTGGCGATAGGAATAAATTATAGATTGATATGCATTGGCCTATCCGAATATTGAGTAAATACATGTAAATCATCAAATAATGGTGATAATTCTTTGACCAAGGGTGGTTTGACCAAGGTTTTATCCGAGTCTTTGACCAAGGTTTTATCCGAGTCTTTGACCAAGGTTTTATCCGAGTCTTTGACCAAGGTTTTATCCACGATTGGGACTACATTTTTTGATAATAACATATCAAACAGTTTCAAATTGGCTTTATCCACATCCTGACCACGGGCCTCAACTGCCTTGATACACGCCTTTTTTCCTAAATCATAATTCGTCTTACTCATCAAACAAATTTGATATATCAAGTTCCATCTCTTATAATCATAATCTTCGTGAGTGAACTCGTGACCGTAAACCTTCTCCAAGGTAGTCAATTGCTGCAAATATGGTATAGCAACATCCAACATATCATTTTTCAAACAATAATTCAACATATTATTAAAGGGTTCTATCGGCGGATTTTCATTACCCTCTATAGCCAATTTCAAATACTTTAATACGACACTGCTATCCATCTTGCACTCAATCGCGCATCGTCCTAATCGCGAATATATAGATATAACACCATGTTCGCCATTATCGGTCTGTAAAGCCAACAAATTATATTTGAAACCGTTTTGATAATCTTTCAAATATAGATAACTTTGAGCCAAGTAATAGTAATTTCGGCACGCAGGTTCGGCATTAGTCAACATTTGGATATCGCGGGAAACACGGGCTTCAGTTGAACCTGAATATTTGTCTCGGTCTTGATACAAATCTATTTGTTTCATATGGATGATGCGATTTTCAAAGCCGCCGAATTGTTCATGTACAGGATATTTAATATTATATCGGCAACCTTGGCGATTCTTGATAAACCTAATATCATAATGTTCTGTTAAATTCCCAAATTCTAACCACTTTAACTTGACTAGGCCAAACTTGTATCCGTCGGGTATAGAACTAACCATTGTGACTAACTCTTTATACGGGATTGAACATACTAGTTCATCGCCGGCATCCATCAAAATCAGGTTATCCACATCTACAGTCTCTGCAAACTCAATACTCTCATTGCGACTAATGGGAAATGTTTTGAATGTACCCGTTTTCAAGTGCAATCGCTGATTATTTTTTAGACATGCAGCTTTTATAATTTCAATCGTTCGGTCGGTGCTGCCTGTATCGTAGATGATAATATCCTTAATTATATTTTTAGTTGAATCAATTGATTTTTTTATTGAAAGCTCTTCGTTTTTTATCATCATAATAACACCAAAAGCCGGCATCGTTTATTATATGTATTTCACATGTAATAAACCTTTATGTTATTTTTGCTATATTTCATTTAGAGTCATTCTTAAGGTATTGCGAATAAACTCGGTTTCACTTGTTAGGCCACCACCAACGCCTGAATCTTGGTAAAACCAAGCATCTAAATTATCCATCATAGCCAAATATTCGTCATCATTATATAATTGTTGTATCAAGGCTCCATACGCCATCATGTTCTTATCGGTTTTTCGGAAGTCCATTACGTTTTTATTGTGGTTATTTATCCAAGCCAAGAATTCATTCAAATGATATAATAGTATAGGTTTCAAGACATAATACGAAAATGCATTTGTATTCTCTTTATAATGACTTAATTTCGCTTTATTATCAGGAGATGTATCTATAATATTACGATATGTGAGTCCATAATGATTCAAAATCTTGGAAGATTGAAACAAAGAAAATGTTCGCTCAAGTTGAATCATAGGTTCCATCTTTCCCAAGATTTTCGTTATTTTTTGTTCTTCTATAGATGACGTCATATGAGCAATAAACATGATATTCATAACTTCGGCCCACACTTCGCAATACGATTCATATACTCTAATATCGGGTATATTTAATGGGAATAAGGCCCGTATTTGGTTTTCTAGGCCAAGCTGATTTGTTACCGACGAAAAATCAAGACCTAAATTGTGAAATGTTTCATGTATAAATACTTTATCAATTTCTTCGTTGCGAAATAGATGAATATCCGTATTTTCACTACACGCAGTTGTGAATGCAGTATTTGCGTGTATTACATCAATTGGTTCACGTTTATTCTTGGGAAGTCGCTTCAAATGGTCCGTCATATAAACATATATATTTATGGTTTTAGAACACTTTTTGCATGCAAAATGGTCGGCTATATATAACCACATATACATACGTTTGACGATTTGTTCACATTCGGTTCGGTGTTGATGATGGTTTTTTTTGGTATTATTAGGTAATACAATATGTATAGTTATTTGCCTGTGTTTTAATTGAAATGGATATCTAAACCCGATTTTCTCATTCTTTACATTTATTTTATTGCGGATTTCTTCAGGAACAAAATACGGGACCTTTATCGGTGCACCGTCCAGTTCATCTACATGAATGACTGGAATCTTGGTCCATTCTAGTTCAGCTTCTAACAGTATTTTATATATGTTTTTCAATATTATTTTAGATGATGCGGTGAACTTGAATGGTTTATTCTTGTTTGAAATCTTGGTAAATCCTTGTTTTTGTATAAATGTTTGTAAAATAGTGGATGGGTTATTCATATAGATATTACTATATTACCAAGATAAAATATATAGAAAATATTTGAGTGGTTACAATTGATTGCGTGTTTTCATGAGCATCATATCTGTCTCGGGTTCGCTTCCACGAACGAAATGAATTAGCTTAGCGGTCTTTGTCGCTTTTAATAATTGTTTTAAATCTTCATTTTGCAAAAACTTAGCCCGAATAGCAGTATCTCTTTCGTTTAAATTTCGCTCAGGGTAAAAATCCGAATCAATTGTAATGCTGCTTGGCCTTAGCACCTTACTTTTATCTTTTCCTGATTTTGACCCGGCCGCCTTAGCCAACATAACATCTTTTGAAATTTCCGATTCGCTATCCAAACTGAATTGTAAACTGAAATCAGGGAACCCTTTTTTAAATTTGCTGGCTTGATAATAATGCTCAACAGAAGCCCAGCGATGCCCATCTAAGCTAAACGGGGCCAATTCCCAAGAATCGTCTAATTTCCGTCTCCAATCGGGAATACGCCCTAAAGCGATGAATTCATCACGCTTAGTCATAGGAACAACTTCGCCCGAACCACGGCCCGGTTTTGCGGTTTTTTCCGATTTTGTATGGAACATGAATACGGTATCAGGAACGTATAAATCTCCGTGAAAATCATCGGCGTCGCCAGAACCCGGGGCACCTACATCGGGTTCTACCCCTAATGACGATTTAAAATTGCGGAAATCTTGGATTAAATAGTATATGCCTGCGTTTTTTTCAAGACATTTATTCACAATCAATATCTTGGTATGATACGGTAATTCACGGTATTTGAATATTTTTTTATTTTTATATGAGATGAGCCGGAAATGGTTTCCACTATAAGTCATCATAATATAGAAATTTGGTGCAAATGAATTATCGGCTTGGATTTTGGGGTCAATTTCGCCACATGCTAAAACGCTATCAAACGATTTTTCCAGATATGAGAGTTCGGAAAAGATAATCATTTTGATTTGTAATACACGCTCAATAATCGTAATAGACCCCGAATCGGCCCAATAATTTGGTGTTTGCACATATTCGCGGAATTTTTCAATAGTATCTATATCACGTAAATTGCCGAAGCTTTGTTCTTGTATTTTGATAGTTTCGGCACGTTCGGCCCGAATTTCCTTAAATTTGGTTTTCAATCGTTCATTTTCGGCTAAAATAGCATCTAATTCCGTTTTATTATCCTTGGCGGCCTTGGCTCGCTTCTTCATATCTACTTCCATGAGTTTTTTGATTTTCGCCATTTCATTTTCGCATTCCCGGATATTGCCGTCTAAACTATTATAAAGTGAGCGATGTTCTTGGAAAACTTCGTCGGTGATTTCATTTGCTAATAATGCACGCAATTTCGCGACAGTGGTTATTTGACCAATTTGTTTAAATGCCTCACGGATAACAGCGAAAAAACAATCGCCGTTATTATCTACATCATGAATGCGATACTGATTATTTTTCATGAATTTTTGAATCCATGAAGAGTGGGATGATTCTTTATAATCTTTTTTCAACTTTTCTGCATCGGCTTCTGTTTCTTCGGCTAATGCGGGGATTTGTTCGGCCTTTTCGTCGGTATCAAAAATACCTGGTTCTAATATCTTGGCTGCTTTTTCTAATTGTTTGGATGCTTTGGATTCAGGCACATTTAATTCTAATACTTCATCCGATTCATCTTTTTTCTTCTCTTCTTTATCTCCGGTTTTATCTCCGGTTTTATCTTGGCCTTCTTTCCCATTTTTATCTTTGTCCCATTGCATTAAGTATTTGATGGGGTCCGATTTGGTCCGTTTAATTGCCCGTTCGGCGAATTCATACAATAAAGGACTACCTAATTTGGTAACATCTATATCCCCATCTTCATCAAATATAGTTAATGCTTTTTCTTGGTTGATTTCAAATACGCCAATCTGACCTTCAATCGTATCATTATTAGATACGATATATATGGGATAAAACACGATTTTGAATCGGGCAAAAGTATATTTGGGTTTGCCTATAGCGATAACTACCGGTTTCTCAAACAATTCAATTTCATATATAGATGATTCATGCCCTTTATCTTCAGCGTCTATATTACGATTCTTTTCTTCATATTCTACTTCATCATTTATCTTGGAAAATACCATTGATTTTATATATAATAAAATGATATAATTTATTCTTATATCATTTTACTTTACCATTTTACTTTACCATTTTACTTTACCATTTTACTTTACCATTTTACTTCAACAAATCCAAAATATCCATACATTTAAACAATGCACGATTAGAAATCCCCAAATGTTCTTTCGGGTTAAGTGTAGATAACTTGCGAATATTGGTTAAAATTTGTTCGTTCCACAAAACATGCGAATTCAACGTTTTATGACTTTGCGAAATAAACACGAAAATATTCTCGCCGATTTCTTCAATTTCATTCGTCTTACTTTCGTCATCAATATACTCAAATAATTGTGTCTGAAAATGCATAATAATATCTATAACCGTTTGTTTGGAAATGATTGACCGCTTCATCAAATTCACTATAAATCGGGCCGAAATCTTGCGTGTTTCATTTGTTTTCGTATATGCACAAAACTTATCATAATCTTCATTTGAATCCACATATTGAATAGTATGTATTGAGCCTTTAAATGTCTCTATAAACTCATCCAATATTTGCGAAAATACGGCGAATTTTTCAATCATTGTGCTATATAAATCCGCGTAAATATCCGAGTTATTTTTATTCATATTTGCGATATCAAAAAATGTCTGTGCGATTTTGCGGATATTTATAGCAAAATCATCGGAATCCGCATCTGCACAAATGGTTGCTAAAAATTTAATGATTAAATCACTTTGCACTGTATAATTTTTTGCCGACATTTTATTCAAATACCCGCGAATAGTATTAATATCTCGCTCAATCCCGTCCTTTTTTGCTACTGTCGTCGCTTTATATGAACGCATAGTCGTCCAATCATCGTCGGTAATCTCATTCACTACATTTGACCGATTATTATAAGAACCCTGACCTTTATTTCTAACATCATATGATGGTGTAGACCGATTGCGGTCAAATACATCATTATTATATCGCTTGACTGGCTTCATCATATCGCTAGCCGGTATATTCAATTCCGATTCTAACATATTTAATAATTGGAGTATTTCAGGCAATAACGAATAATCGTATAATGGCTCTTCATTCTTGGTAAACATAATATTAAAATCTGCGATAGTATAACATTGAGCGGTAGTCATAATAAAAATCAATATACTATATTATATTATGTGCTAATTTTTATATGGTTTACACTGATTATTATATTACACTAGTCAATATATAGTAAAGGTAAAGGGTATAAAAACATGGGGATATGTATAATAGTATAATGAGTAAACTACTAGCACACGAAGAGGGCCAGGGCCAGGGCCAGGGTCTGGACCAGGCTCAGGGACCAGAGCCCGACCCCGAGTATAAACCCATAGAAAAATGGGACCAATTAGATATTAAACGAGATTTATTGCGAGGTATATATGCGTATGGGTTTGAAACACCCAGTCCAATTCAAAAAAAAGGTATTGTGCCGTTTATCGCCGGTCGAGATATATTGGGACAAGCCCAATCCGGCAGTGGGAAAACGGGCACATTTACGGTAGGTATTTTGCAAAACATTGATATAACAGTTCGCAAAACCCAAGCTATTATTATCGCACCGACGCATGAACTCGCCGAGCAGATTTTCGGTGTAGTTCGCGGAATCGGCATCATGATGGATGGACTAGTTATCAAAACCCTATTTGGCGGAACATCTGTCGCTGAAGATGCACACGAACTGCGAACCAATGTCCCGCACGTGATTGTGGGGTGTTCCGGTCGGATTTTTGATATGATTAAACGCAAAAATATCAAGGTCGAGGATATTCGCATATTGGCTCTGGATGAAGCCGATGAGATGTTGTCGCGGGGATTCAAAGAACAAATATACAATATCTTCCAGTTTTTGAATACGAATGTTCAGGTCGCCCTATTTTCAGCGACAATGCCGGAAGAAGTAATTGAATTGTCTAAAAAATTTATGCGGAATCCTGTATATATTACAGTAAAGCCCGAAGTCCTGAATTTGGAATGTATTCAGCAATATTATGTCGCATTGCAAAATGATTCTATGAAATATGATACAGTGAAAGACCTGTTTTCTCGGTTGATTATGGGTCAATGTGTGATTTTTGTAAATAGCGTTAAACGGGCAGTTGATTTGTTCAGTGCGATGACTGATGAGGGATTTTCGGTGGTTTGTATTCATAGTTCTATGACGAAGGAAGAACGCCGACATGCATTGCAAATGTTTCGTAAGGGCGAGTTCAAAGTGATGATATCCACGAATTTGACCGCGAGAGGGATTGATGTGCAACAAGTGAGCACAGTCATCAATTTTGATATTCCCAAAGATGTGCATAATTATTTACATCGTATTGGACGCAGTGGGCGTTGGGGGAAAAAAGGAGTGGCGATTAATTTCGTAACCCGACATGATATGTTTTTGATGAAATCTATTGAGCAACATTATCAATCGACGATTATTGAAATGCCTGAAAATTTATCTTTTGTTTAGACCCTACCGATTTTATGTAACTAATATTTGTTACATAAAATTTATTGTAGAAAAAATATATCAATTTTACAGTGACTAAACTAATAATAAGGCAAATGGATATAAAGAATATATGTGTATATATAGTGGTAAGGGATTGGTTCCCTTACCCTTTGCGCGGTTGGCCGAGTGGTCTAAGGCGTCAGACTTAAGACCTGATATCGTAAGATGCGTGGGTTCAAACCCCACATCGCGCAAACCAAAACTATACCTAGTTAGCTCAGTTGGTAGAGCGCCAGACTTTTAATCTGGTGGCCGAGGGTTCGAGCCCCTCATTGGGTGTAAAAATATTACCCTGTATAGAGTATTATTCGTTTATAATAAAGTGTTTTTTTCAAATACTTTATTATACAAAGCCAATACAATAATAATGCAGAAATACATTAAACAAATTGAAGATTATATGAATGGTAAGACGGAAGATGATATAAAAGTAGTTAAACCATCAAGTCCTTTTCATCTGCCGATAACTTATTTAGATAATAGTGTGATACATCAATTATCGCCGATTGTAGCCAATGATTTAGAATTGGAAACGAATGACGAACTGAATAATACTAATACTAATAAATCGGGATACGATGCCCTTTTTTCGCCCAAACACGCATTTGCTAAGAATATGGTCAAAGAATGGAAGCGTCAATATACGACCAACATTCCATTTTTGCAGGATACACAATCCGTATTAAGACAAATGCCGGAATATAAAGCGAAAATGTCGCGACAAACTTATCAAATGGATTGTGAGCAAATGACTGAAATTTGGAAAGATACCAAAGAAGACCCCTATTTCTTGGAGAAGTATTCGTATATGGATTGGGAAATGCTCAATCATTTGAACCATTCTTCCTCTTTTTTGCAAACACTGGCTTTAGCAAATATCACGTCACCACTCATGAGTCTCATTATACCCATTCTGTTTTTGATTTTCCCTTTTATCATTTTAAAAATACAAAATATACCCATTTCGTTTGATGTCTATATAGATACATTGAAGTCTATCGCCAAGAACCATTTTATCGGTAAAACCCTGATGAATATGCAAAATCTCAATTGGATGAATGTAGTATATATGTTATGCACATTCGGCCTATACCTAATGCAAATATACCAAAATGTGACTGCATGTTTCCGGTTCTATCGCAATATAAATAAAGTGAATGACCAATTATGTTATATGCGTGAATACTTGGACTATTCCATCCATAGTATGGATACTTTTGTAGCTATAAATGGAGATAAACCGACATATCGGGCATTTCTTGGGGATATCGCGAAATATTCGGTATGTTTAAAACGATTGAGCCAAGAATTGGAGCAAATTCGGCCATTCAAGCCGCAAGTAAGTAAGATGGGAGAATTGGGTTATATGTTGAAATGCTATTATGAGTTGTATGCTGACGAAGAGTATTCACAGAGTTTATTATTTTCGTATAGTTTTGAAGGTTATATAAATAATATGATGGGTGTGCATGATAATTTATCGGCAAATGCTATCAAATTCGCCGAATATGATACGGCGGGTGATTTCTTGGTAAAAGGTCAATATTATCCCCAACATAAAGATATAGATTATGTGACGAATGACTGTTCGTTTGATAAAAATATTATTATCACGGGACCGAATGCATCGGGCAAAACTACCATACTGAAAACGACCACCATTAATATTATATTTTCGCAACAATTGGGATGCGGATTCTACGAGTCGTGCACGCTCAATCCATATACCCATATTCATTCTTATTTGAATATACCGGATACGTCGGGTCGCGATAGTCTATTCCAAGCCGAATCGCGACGATGTAAAGAAATCTTGGACGTTATCTTGGCGACAGATGTATCGTCAACCCGACATTTCTGTATTTTTGATGAATTGTATTCGGGGACCAATCCGGTAGAGGCGACCAAATCGGCATATTCATTTTTACTATATTTGACGAAATTTGCAAATGTTGACTTTGCCCTGACTACACATTACGTATCTATATGCAAAAAATTCAAGAAATCGGAACATATACGCAATCATAAAATGAATGCTACGATAGATGACTTGGGCAAAATGCATTATACATACAAAATGAAACAAGGGATTTCCAAGATTCAGGGTGCAATTCGCATCTTGGAAGAAATGAACTATCCTAAAGAAATATTGGATAATGTGAAGAATTGTTAGTATTTTTTATTACCATATATCATAATACAATTATACTGTATTATAATATAATTACACTCGTAAAAAACTAATTACAAATAGTAAATAGAAACTAACGAAAAAAGTCCAAAAAGAAACGCCAAAATAATTCTGGATCGGACATACTTTTTCCATGTCCGATTCCCGAATATACCAAGTTAAATTTTACACGAAAACTCAAAAAGTGGGTTCACTGCATAATGCAGCGAAATTGGAAAATGGACGAAAATGTTGGCTGCAACTGGAAAAATCAAAAATATTCTGGCGACAAATATTGTATTCCTTTAAGAATACAATATTTGTCGCCAGAATACAATATTTGTCGCCAAATAACCATAAATTTGGCTGCATAAATAAATTGTATAGTATTATTTTATATCATATATGCATTATATATTATATATTATATAAAACGATTTAGGCGATAAATAATATATTCCCATAGTATAAAATGGATATGAAAAAAATCGCCAAATCAAAAACAATGTATAATTGTAAAATATGCAATTATACATGTATGAAATCATGCGATTTTCAAAAACATCTAACTACACAAAAACACATAAATATACATAAACCATTAGTATTACCCATATTACATGAATATACCTGTAATTGTGGTAAAAAATACAAATACCATTCTGGGTTATGGAAACATAAAAAAATCTGTAATATTATATTACTACAAGACTTCTTACCCCAAGAATCTCTGCAAAATAATATAAGTTTTTGTTTGGATAAAATACCGAACGAGCTTGAAAATGTTATGACTCCACTTGTTCAATATTGCGACAAAGAACAATATGCAAATGATAATAATGAACATGATAATAAAATACATATAACCAATGAGATGATGTGTGAAATCTTGAAAGAAATGTGTATTACTAATGCACAAAATGCCGAATTACAAAAACAAAATACCGAATTCCAGTCAAAATTAATTGAAATAATTAATGAAAAGCAGTTTTCTAATGTTACTAATAATATCACGAATAATACAAATAACGGTGGTAATACAAATAATAACATTCAAATCAACATTGATACGTTTTTGACCCAGTGTTGCAAAGATGCACCTACTATACATGAATTTTTAGCAAAAATACAAATAACCATTGAAGAAATGTTCTTTATGGGCAAAGAAGGCACCAAGAAAGCAGTGGTTAAAATAATTGACCGCGTTCTAAAAGATACTGCTTTGACTGACCGTCCGTTTCACTGCACGGATGCTAAACGTCATATAACATATATCAATGAAACTGCGGGATGGTTGAAAACGCAGGACCAACAACACTTGATAAATTTCTGTAACAGTGTTAGTTTGAAATGCGGTAATAAATATATAGAAGTTCACAAGCCCGAAGAGACGTTGGACAAATTTGCACCTAGAATATCTGAGGTCGGATTGCAGATTATATTAGAAGCAAATGGTGGGAAAGGCGGGTGGAGTCACAATCATACAATATCTGCGAATTTGCTTGAAACTAAATATCATCTAAGTAAAGAAGAGATGAAAGACGCGATTATGAATATGTAATCGGTCTAAAAATCCACATAGTAAAATTCATCATCAATTGGTTCATCATCTTCAACACACCATATATTTACGGTGCAGTAATACATGCAATAAAATAAACCGAACATAGCAAACCCTGATAAAAGTATTACTTGATACGTTGCTAGCATAATATATTACATAACATAATATATTATCCGTATATCAATCAACTCGTTTCAATAAAATCACTAATAATGAAACGGTAAAATAAAGACCGAAAATATACCCCGAAAGCACACAGATTCTCACACACGAAAAAAACACTATTATCGCCGATTTTCGGCAAAAGTATTTCAAGTGGTTGTATGAAGTTTTCACAAAGTTATATGAATACATAGATTCTAGACATATTGGACATATGGTATTTTTATTCATCCAAGAATTCATGCACAATTCATGAATCAATACATCGCACTCGCAGCGAGTTTTGTATAATACTGTATTGTATGAGTATATTTGATAAAAATAATCTTTGCAGGTTATTGGACCGTCGGAATAATACAAATAATGTTTATTATTATGCTGGACCATGGTTGTCGTTTTTGTAGAATATAATGGACTTGTATTATCCAAGCATATGAGACAATTTTCGGTATCAATATCCAATAAATTAGTATTTGAATTCACCATTTACAGTATAATGAGAAATAGTTCTATTATTTTTTGTATTGATTGATAAAATATGACGTGTATGTAGTCATATTGTATTACATGTTATATTTTAGGCATGAGAAGTCTTGGTCTCGGACTTGGTCTTAGGTGCAGTCTTAGTCACACGGTTACGCTCTACGCGAACAAACCCCCCATCATCAACACCGGATACTGTAGATTCCAATGCCTGTCTTGGCTTATCCTCACGAACTCGGTATCGTCTATCAGGCACACGACTATTAGAACGGTCAACTCTGGGAGCAGACCTAGAATCGGGTCTTTGCACCGACTCATTCCTTCGGTCATCTCTTGACTCGGTTCGCTGATTAGACGAAAGAGTAGGCATAGAGTTTCGGCGAGTCTCGCACATGATAGACCCCCCCAGCACACCACAAATATCGGCTGCATGAAACTCGTGCGTCTCATTGGTTGACGTAGTCAAATCAAAATCCACATACTCGCCTTGAACTAAATACTTGTATTGAGAATTCGTCACGCGAATACCCGAATAATGGGCAAAGATATCCTTCCCCGAATAAGACCCATCACCACATACCGTAATAAATCCAAATCCCGCCTTATTATTAAACCACTTTACCATACCAGTCATACGTGCGATAACTGGTCGTGTATCTAATTCCGTAGTAGCAGTGATATTTTCCGTTGTAGAAACTTTCATAGTAGAACTCATGATTTTTATATGTAGATATAGGCGATTGTATTTATATTGATTTAAATAATATATTTAGTAATTATATATTTAGTAATGAATTCGTATAAGATATCGTGTATTGGATTTTTACTCGCGGCCATTTTCATATCATTGTTTTTAAGCGGTATGCCGTTTTTAGTCAGTAATCATCCGGCGAAAATTCAGGGAAGTATGATGGAAGGACTTACGGGAGCAGCACCAGCACTAGCACTAGCACCAGCACAAGTAAAATCAGCATCAGCACCAGCATCAGCCCAAGTAAAATCAGCACCAGCACCAGCACCAGCACAAACACCAGCACAATCAGTTAACCGTTAAGCTACCAGAAAGGACTAATAGCCCCCTTTGGGGGTTTTATCCTCCACTAAATAATATTGCACAGCAGTTTCTTTACAATCACTACTCTTTCGGTGAGGCATATATATTATTTATTTATAAAATTGAATTAAATATTTGATAATATAATTATTAGTATCAAATCAATCACATAATATAACAAAATGAATACACAATCTTTACCATTAGTTCCATTTGGAAAGTATAAAGGACAACCGATTACAACTTTAATGAATGACACTAAATATTTGGAATGGTGTAAGCAACAGGAATGGTTCCAAAAATTTCCAATTGTTTATAACATTTGTGTTAATCAAACAATAACAACAAATAACTCAAACTCAAAAACACCAGAACATAATAAATTACAAAATTTGTTTTTGAATAATGAAAATGTTGAAAAATTGCTCAAAATTATATTTAAAAAAACCTCTAAAAACATACGAATCGGTGGTTCTGGTGATATTAAATTTGAAGGAATGTTTAATTGGGATTTAATAGTTAGAAATTACCAATGGCGGTTATGTGAGTGTGATTGGTCAGATGAAACTAAAGATCTGTGCGAGTGTGAAATCAACAAAAAATATAACGAACGCTATAAAATACCAGAAGGTGGCGAAGACTTAAAATTTGATGAATTATATTGTGAAATTAAACCATTAATGGGTGACGATTACCCTTGTGTGTTAAGAAAAATGAATACCCAAATAGAATTAACGAATAATTATACAAAAAAACAAAATGAAAAACACGAACAAGATATGAAAAATGATTATGAAACTGATATGGAAATAAGAAAATATTATAATGAACAAAAAGGTTTGTATGCGTATGATTTAGCACAAGGAAGAATACAACCCAAATATGTTTTAATTATTAAAGATTTTAATTCAACTACAACAACAAAAGAACAATTAATTACAATATTTAATCAATCTCATATAAATATTATATTTATTGATGAGTTATTTAATAATTTACCAAGTCAAATAATAAGAGAACAAGTAGAACAAATACAAGATATTACTATTCACACAACACCCCAACAAGAAACAGAAGAAGAAAATAAATTATTGCGAGAAAAACTTTTACATGCAGAAGAAAAAATTAAGCAGTTAGAAGAAGAAATACTATCCATTAAAACTCAAAAACAAAGTAAATCTATTAAGGATTATTTTGGAAAGAAATGATCGTTGTATGTTTTGTTTCCATATGTAATTTAAATAATCCTTTTGAAAAATTACCAAAATCACACGATTCGCAATAATATTTACACCCTTGAAGATTTAAAACCGCACCTTTCGGTGAAATAATAAATCAACAAGGTTTGCCTATTTCAAGGCATGTAAATTTTGATTTTACTGGTTCGTCTAAACCAGTTGAAGTATTCTTGCTTCTTGATAAATAATTTGGTCTTTCTTTATTATTTACCGCATTATAAGCAATTTTATAAATATTTGTTGCACCATTAACATCTCTATTCCAATAACCGCATCCGTTTTTACAACAAATCAGTCCATGAACTAAAACATTACCGCTTCTAAATGGTTTGGGATTTTCCCTAACCATCGTTTTTTTACAAATACCTATTTCACATTTGGAACATCTACACGATGTCCTGAATTCATCTACTAAATATGTTTGAAATCCTGCTTTTCTAAACAAAGTTCGCATTCCTTTGGTTGCTTCTTTGAATTTCATATGTTGTTTTTGTTCGTAATCACCAAAACATACAACAACATCTTTTTCGTTACCAAAAATGCGTTTGAAATTGTTAATCATTTTTTGTTCGCTTTTCTTTGTATTTCTATAACTCTGTAATCGTAATTTCCTGAAAATATATTTTTCATAAAATGCAAACAACAAACCATTTATTTCACTCTTCTTTTGGATATATTCCTTAAATTTTATTATGTTAAGTTACCATGTCCACTCTCGACAATTGGTCCACCCAAAACCGATACTGGACCTTTATCCTCTTCACATGGGTCTGCTTCCTCACACAGGCGGTGGTGATGGCCGCCATCCCTGAGTGGATTTACTTCTTTTTCCATCCTTATACTATTCCTAAAGATTTTATTTTAAGTAGTTTTCGCTAAATATATTTATTTTTAATAATTAAATTATTTTGTAAAAATATTTCGTTTGTTATTATTTTTGAATTTATATATTTATTATAAACTAATATTTCAATCATTCTAATTAACGCATTTAATTCACAATTAATTTGTAATAATTCATCGGTTAAAATATTATACAAATAATAATTTGTATCCTCTATGTTTAATTTAATTATATTTTTCAATTGTTCTGCGTTTTCTTGCAGATTTTTTATAGCATTGTCGCATTCACTAACATCTATTTGGTTATCATATCGTTTTATTACTGAAATAATTAATGATTTTGTTATAGATATATTTTGATTTTTATTATTTACTATGCTAAATTTACCATTTTTATATATTTTTTTTATTATACCTTCGTCAATATTAAATATTTTATATTTAATTATATCACCAACACCATATTCAGTCGCAAAACTTATATTGTTGTTTTTAAAATTTTGTATTTTTAATTCGTATGATTTAATTTGATTTTCAATGTCATATAGTTTTTGTTTATTTTGTAATATAATTCTTTGTTTTTGTTTTTCATTTTGATACATATATATTGCTAATTGTAAAAAATGTTCTTTCTCTAATGTTTGAACACATTTAAATTCATATAAATTATTATTGTCAATACAATCAACAAAACCATTTAATTTTCTATTTAATAATTCTTTTTCGTTTTCAATAATATAATTTTTTTCAAATAATGCATTAACCGAAATCTGTAATGATTTTTCCATCCGATTAATGCATGTTAATAAATTTTCTGTTGATAACCAATTATATTGTTGTATTTGATATATTTTGAATAAAAACCCACTTTTATGTGTAGTCCAACAATTTGCGATATATAATAATTCTTCTGTTGATAATTTATCTAAATTTATATTATTTAATTTATACATTTTGTCATTCTTTTTATTTGTTGCGAGTTTAATCAAACACCCAGTATTATTTTCTAAAACTTGTTCTTCAAACTTATATCGTAATAAATCATCTAATATTCCAATTTTTCCTTTAATTTTTAATTCATAAAAACTTGGTATAGCTACGCCAGTAATTTCACTAACACCTTCACACCCATCATCTTGGTTAGTTTTAAGAGGTATGTTTATTTTTTTCTTTTTTGGTAATATTGATTTAATTTCTAAAAATTTAAAACATTCATCTAATATATTTTGTGGTATATGTTTAATCAAATCAGTTGGCGATGTATCAAAATTTTTTGAGTTGTTATTATTATTAGATAAACATAATTGTTCATTATTTTCAACACAACAATATAATTCTAATTTTTCCTTACAAATAAAGGGTAAATAATTGTTATTATAATGATGTAATATTGACAAATGTTCTAATCCTCTTGTAGTAGCAACATATAATTCATTAGGACATATAAATGGATTTTTTCCTTTTTTATAAAATTCAAAGTATGAATTATCAAAATTAAAAATTATAATAACTTTTCGTTCTAATCCTTTTGTTTGATGAAATGTTGAAAAAACTAATTTTCCGTCTAAAATTTCATTATCCAATTTTTCATCTTCGCTTGTTGGGACATAAACTTGTATGTGTGTTAATTCTTTTTTTATTTTATTTTCCAATTGTCTTACTGGTGATTTATCTGACTTTATTGATGGTGCAAGTATAAATATATCTTGCGGTAAATACCCCATATCTAAATAATATTTTACTTCGTCAAAAGTTCTATTGGATGTTCCTATTTTTCCTCCAAAACAATCGCATATTATATATCTTGGTTTATTGTTTGTTATTTTTGAAGATAAAATTCTTTCATCATTTAATAAACAATTATTAATAAATAATGACATTTCATGTGTTATACGAAAACTTTCAGATAATTTACATTTTTTCCATACAATATCATTCAAATTAAATAGTTCATCTGCAAATGTAATAAAGCGTTCATCAGCATTATTAAATTCAAATATACTTTGGTTTATATCTCCAAAAATACATATTTTAGCGTTTTTATTATCTTTATAAATTTTACAAAATAATTCATAATATAAAGGACTTATATCTTGTGCTTCATCTAATATAATAATATCATACACAAATTTATTTAATGGTATTTTGTTTGATTTTAAAATTAAATTAATATTTGTATCTGTAAAACATTTTTTATCATAATTTTTAACACAAAATGAATGATAACTATGGACTTCTAAATTTGTTATTCCCAATGCATTTACTTTTTCTCGTGTTTCTAATTTTAATTTTGCGTTATATGTTAGTAATAATATTTTAAGTTTAATAAATTTTTTAGCAATATATAAACTACAAGTAGTTTTTCCACTACCAGCTACACTATCAACACATACATTATAATGCAATAGTTCTTCTATAACATTTGTTTGTTCTAATGATATATTAGGTAGCATTTTTAATATAATATAATATAATATATAACATAATGTCTAAGTCATTTTAATAATATAAAAATATAATTTTGTGTCCTTATATGCTTTCCGTTTTCTGTAAAATGATAATCTAAACTTTCCATATTATATTTTGATTTTATCAAATGTTTTATTATAGATAACCAGGGTCTTTTTATTTTATTTGGTTCTCCTACTGCCTTAATCCCATTAAATGAAAACCATTTTCGTATTTCAGGTATTAATACCATTATTTGTTTTTGTATTTCTTCATTTTTATCTAATTCATACAAAGTGTAGGTGTTCTTATTTTCCAAATCTAAAATGGTTATTATTTTGTCTATTATTTCATCTTGTTCTTTTTTATATAATTCACTTTTCAATCTCATACCAGTTATATACTTAAATCATTAAATTTTTAAGTATATTATTTATAATTTTTTAATTTACGCCTTCTCGTTGATGATTTTCTGTGTAATTTTATTCCTTCCTTCAAATTGTAAGCATGTTCAAAATAATTCTTATAATTTTCAGGTTTTACTTTTTCAATTGCTTTATTTACATTATTTTCTAATTGTTGGTAATTTTCAACATTTCTATTCTTTTTCAAATATGTCTTTACTTGATTAAAATATTCCTCTATTGCATCTGTTTTCGGTGTATAAGGGATGCAAAATAAATAATCATTACCACTTTTTGTAATCGCATTTTTGATTAGTTCGTTATTATGACTTCCTGCATTATCCAAAATAATAAGATGGTTTTTGTATTTTGGAAAAATATGCTTTTCTAAAAACACTAATAATCGTTCTTTCGTCATACCACCTTTTTCATACATTTCTTTACCTACCCATTTTGAATTACTTATTGCTACCAATAAAGTAAATTTACGAAATACAAATTGACTTGTTGTTTTTATTACACAACGCCTACCTAAATTACATCTACTATAAGTTGGTTTTAACGCAGAACCAACGCTGGTTTCATCTAAACAAATAATCTTGTTTATTGGAAATTGTTTTACTTTACTATAAAATTTATCTAATTCAGTTTGTTTATCTATTGGTTTCTTATATCTTTCTTTTGGAAAATGCTCGTGCCTTGTTCGTTTTCTTGTTTTATTGTTATCTCTAACAATCTGTCCTAAATGTTGAGATGTAATATCAAATGTAGGATATTTATTTTTCATATCAACCAATAATTCATTCATAGTCAGTTGTTCGTTTTGTTTCAATAAATCTAACGCAGTATTTACTTGTGGTTTAGAAATTTTATATGATAATGGTTTTCTATTTCTTCTTGTAAGATTTTTAGTAGAATTATATCTTTGTATCCATCTTTGTAATGTAGATTTCTTACAATCAAAAATTTTACAGGTTTTTCTTATGTTGTCTTTATTTTTCAAATAATATTTTACGGCAGAAATTTTATAATCCTCACTTTTATGCGTCATTACTATAATAAAAACAGAAAAAACTTACTCATAATTTGTCCCATTTTAAATCTTCAAGGGTGTAAATGAGAAAAGGTGTAAACTAAATATCATCAATAGTTGAATCAAAGTTTAACTTATAACATTTATCTAAAAATACAAAAATAGTTTGTATAGTTTCATTTAGTGGAGACAATTTCAATATAGATTCAACGTTTGCCCAAGATTTCAATCTTGTCCGTTCCAAATTAACAGGATGCATTATATGATTTTTCGCATATAATATTTCATTATTTAATATAGTAGTAGGAGATGTAGTGCATATATTGGTGCTAGTCCAAGGTAAATCGCAGTAAAAAGATAACATCATATATCCAAGAGAAATCAAATCATCGCGGCGATAAGGTTCAATGCCCAAATGTATATTATAACTGGTATATTTAGGAGTTCCCAAGATATATTCGCGAGAATCAACATACGGAACATGCGTATAATTTTCATCCAAATAAAACGTCGCCAATCCAAAATCAATCAAATAAAAATCCCCATTTTTCACCATTATATTTTGCGGTTTTATATCGCGATGAATCACACCATGTATATGCACATTTCCCAAGATTTCCAATAATTGAGCGAAAATAGATAGGGGATTTATCGTAGAGCCAGAATTCAGGTATTGGTCTAGAGAACAAGAATAATATGGTATAATTAATGTCGGGTTATCTTGGTAAATACCATACCAAAATACTGCGGGCGTCGTTTTACAACCATTGCGGTGTAAGAAATTCAATATAGTGGTTTCGTGCATTAATAATTTGATAGCATTTGAATCATTATATACATTTTCCATTTTTATCGCAACCGGCTCTTGATCCTTTACGCGAAGTCCTTTATATACTATACCGAATTTACCTCTACCTAATTCTTCTATAATCTGGTATTTCCCAAGAATGGACATGTATATAATCAATCATGAATATTTTATATATATTATCACATAATATGTGTATATAATGTACGAAAGTCTGCAAAAAGCGAATAGCATAGATACATTGAAAATGCGTGTATATATGATTTCCGTCGGTAGTTTATATGTATTATATGTTGTATTATTTTTAGGACTATTTTATGTGAATCCGACTTATGTTCATTGGCTAAGTTCGGCAGTTCATTTAGCCATTTGTATATTTTTATTATTTCGTTTTCATCCATTTAAAAAACACGATTTACGACCATTTGATTCAACTATTATATTTGGGTGTGCTTTGTTTTTATTTATTAATATAGTAATCACTGATATCGGAGTATCATATATAGAACAAAAACTAGGGTTTTCGGGTAAAGGCTTCAACAGTTGAATGATTTAGTTGGACTAAGCCAAAGTTCTAAGCCAAAGTTCTAAGCCAAATAATCAATAATCTATCTACAATACGACTTTATTACAGTAATAAAACCCGAATATAATTATGGTAATTACAATTATATTATATAATTATATATAATATAATGTCTACAGAAAAAACTGGACCTACTGGACCTACTGGACCAACTGGACCAATCGGTCAAACGGGGGCAACCGGTCAAACGGGGGCAACCGGTCAAATGGGTAAAACGGGGTCTACGGGACAAATCGGGCCTATTGGTTTAACAGGGACAACCGGCAAAACTGGACCTACTGGAAATACGGGTAATACTGGACCGACTGGACCGACTGGACCAACCGGCCCTACCGGACCTACCGGACCTACTGGACCTACTGGACCAACTGGACCAATCGGTCAAACGGGGGCAACCGGTCAAACGGGGGCAACCGGTCAAACGGGGGCAACCGGTCAAATTGGTAAAACGGGGTCTACGGGACAAATCGGGCCTATTGGCTTAACAGGGACAACCGGCAAAACTGGACCTACTGGAAATACGGGTAATACTGGACCGACTGGACCAACCGGCCCTACCGGCAAAACCGGACCTACTGGACCGACTGGACAGATGGGTCCAACAGGACCAACAGGACCAACCGGCAAAACGGGACCTACAGGCCCTACAGGACCGACTGGCCCTACAGGACCGACTGGCCCTACAGGACCGACTGGCCCTACCGGTAAAACGGGACCAACCGGACCAACTGGACCAACTGGACCAACTGGACCAACCGGTAAAACGGGGTCAACCGGACCAACTGGACCAACAGGACCAACCGGACCAACAGGACCAACAGGACCAACCGGACCAACTGGACCAACTGGACCAACTGGACCAACTGGACCAACTGGACCAACCGGTAAAACGGGGTCAACCGGACCAACTGGACCAACTGGACCAACTGGACCAACTGGACCAACCGGTAAAACGGGTTCAACTGGACCCACTGGACCCACTGGACCAACTGGCTCAACCGGAAAAACGGGGTCAACTGGACCAACCGGTCAACCAGCATTAGGACCTACCGGTTGCACAGGTTCTACTGGTATAGTTGGTCCCCAGATGGTGTATGCAGTTAAAGTAATAACGCCAGGTTCAGTTATTTATATAGGAACCGGTGAATCAGGCACAACTGGATTATCTGCGGATTCTACTATTACTTATTATAATATTAATAATTTCTCATTTAATACTACGAATAATCCTGGGTTAGCACTATCAAAAAACCTGACTATAGCAAACACAATAGATATTAATTTATCTGGATATACAGGTATAACAGGACCTACAGGACCTACAGGACCTACGGGAGCAACGGGTAATACAGGCAATACTGGACCAACTGGCCCAACTGGACCAACGGGACCAACCGGGTCAACCGGAAATACGGGTTGCACTGGTAATACCGGTAATATGGGTAATACGGGATGCACCGGTAATACGGGTAATACTGGTTGCACCGGTAATACAGGCAATACTGGACCAACTGGCCCAACTGGACCTTCAGGAGATACGGGTGTTACTGGAAATACGGGTTCAACTGGACCGACTGGCCCAACTGGTGCAACCGGTCCAACCGGTCAAACCGGGCCAATGGGCCAAACTGGTTCAACTGGCCATATCGGACCGACTGGGCCGACGGGACCGGCTGGGCCAACGGGACCAAAGGGACCGACCGGACCAACTGGCCAAACGGGACAAACGGGACAAACTGGACCTACAGGACCGACCGGACCAACAGGCTTTGGTATAACGGGTCCAACTGGAGTGAATTCATTTGTTTCATATTCTAATAGTTTAGTCCCGTCTGGAGTATATATGCAAATTGGTCAAACATTTGCAAATGCATATACAGTTGGAATGTCTTCTGATGGAACACAATTCGCAGTCAAAGATAATTCTAGTAATATTAAATCATATAAATATAATATCATGCAAGGCATATGGACACTAACCGGAACAACATGGACCGGGGCATTTACCAATACTGCATCATCAACCAACGGGTTAGTATATACATCAATAACTGCTAATGTATTGACTATTTATACGCAAGATTTGAATGCAGGATTTCTTTTACAAATACCGAAAATGGCGTATGCATTAAACCCAAATTGGATGTATATCCAAGCATAAAGGCTTCAACAGTTAACCGTTAACCGTTAAGCTACCGGAAAGGACACATGTGTAAATGGTCGCTCTTTGAGCGACCATCCACTGGATAGCCCCCAAAGGGGGCTATTAGTCCTTTCTGGTAGCTTTATGCATGCCTTCATTTACGTGAGAGACCATACATGGTCTCTCACGTAAACAAGTAATACCATCGCGATTCCGCAAGGAATCGCTGGTATTATGAAGGTTAACCGTTCAAATATTTATCATGGTAAATAAATTTACAATTGTATTTTTGTAATATAATTGTAATATATATATATATAATGTCTACAGGCTCAACCGGACAAATCGGACCATCTGGGCTAACGGGTAAAATGGGACCAACTGGTATAATTGGCGATACAGGTGATACTGGTGAAACCGGTAATACTGGACATATTGGACTTACCGGTCCGACCGGTCAAATAGGTCCTACTGGTCCAACCGGGCAAACGGGAAAAACTGGACCTACCGGGAAAAATGGACTTACTGGACAGACTAGTGATACTGGCCCCACTGGACCTACCGGAAAAACTGGGAACACGGGACCAACTGGTCAACGAGGAAATACAGGAGATACAGGTGATACGGGGTCAACTGGTAAAACTGGACCTACTGGACCCACCGGTCAACGGGGAGATACAGGAGATACGGGGAATACTGGCTATACTGGTACAACCGGACCAACGGGTCAACGAGGAAATACCGGAGATACAGGTGATACGGGATCAACTGGAAAAACGGGACCTACTGGACCCACCGGTCAACGAGGAGATACAGGAGATACAGGAGATACTGGTGATACTGGCCGAACGGGTAAAACGGGTGCAACTGGACAAACTGGTCCAACCAGTGATACTGGTCCAACCGGCCGAACGGGAAAAACGGGTGCAACTGGACCAACTGGACTTTTAGGTGATACTGGGGATACGGGATATACAGGTAAAACTGGGAAAACTGGTCCAACTGGACTTTTAGGTGATACTGGACCAACTGGGCCAACTGGCTCAACCGGAAAAACTGGTTCAACTGGACCAACTGGCCCAACTGGACCAACTGGACCAACTGGACCAACTGGACCAACCGGTAAAACGGGTGCAACTGGTCCAACTGGTCCAACAAGTGATACAGGTTCCACTGGAAAAACTGGGGCAACTGGTTCCACCGGTAATACCGGACCCACAGGCTTACAAGGTCCCATGTGGCCCACAGTAGGTGCAACTGGAAAAACCGGACTAGTAGGACCGCAAGGAGCACCTGCAAATTATAATTTAATATATGGCTCGCAAAGATATAATACAAATACACTAAAATTTACAAATGCCCCTGATGGATTTGGTATAACGGGTAATGGAAATGGAACTGTATTTATAAACATTTTAACATCAAATGGTCGGGCGGGGACCGGACCGCAGGGAAATACAGGATGCACTGGAATTATTAATGTAACAGGTCCAACGGGAC